AACCTACTTTAAATGATCTTCTCCATTTACCCATTTCTTTCATAAATTCTTGTGGATTAGAATCTTTAAATTCTTTTAATAATAATTCTGTTTGATGATTATGTTTATAATGAAAAATTTTATTACTCATTTTACAAATTGTTTATCACAATCTTTTAATATAGATTCATACATCATATAATTAGGATTATCAAAATAAGTTTTTGCGTGATCTATTAATCCTTTTTTATCTAGTATATTATATATATCTTCCCATTTATTCCTTATTGCATACTTTAAAACAAGTCTAGGTTTTTCTTTTGTAATAACACTATGTACTTTAGAACCTACATCAATCATAGCGGCTTCATATGTGTATGTTTTACCCTCTACTATGATTTCAGGTGATTCGTCAAATAGATTTAAATTAATACCAACTACTCTATCAATATCAATATGATTAATTAAAGTAGAGTTTTCAAATTGATATGAAAATCTAGGTTTGATATTTAAGTTTTCAATACCTAAATCTTTTGTTACAGGTCTAACTATTTCAGTAATACCAAAAACTTTATACCAAGTCTTTAATACTTTATCACCTTTTCTATGATAATCCCCTTTGTCGTAATTTTCATAAAATGCTTTTTTATATTTTTCTTTATCTATTTGATAATTAAGATGTAACAACATATTTGATTTCTTTTGCAACTTGTTCAAATGGTTTATCAGGTATAGAAAACTTTAAAAGTATTCTTTCTTTATTATCAGTTTTTACAGAATGTTCTTTTTGTAAATTGATAAGTGCCTGTTTATAGAAATAATCTTTGCCCTCTATATTGATAGGTGTTGCGTCATCTGATAGTATAATATTTACAGCACATTGAGTACCAAAGTCTTTGTGTTTGCCAAGTTGCCAGTTAGATTGTTGAAAGAAGAAACGAGGTTTGCCTACTATGTTGAGATCAAACATAATCTTTTTAATATAATCACTTGTATGATGAGATACTAACCATTCATCAAAATGATAGTTGTGGCCACCTTCCCAAGGCTTTGCATTTTCTCTTGCTTTGTCAGATTCTAGTAGTAAAATATCTCTATTAATGGGGTAATTTAAATGTATCAAAGGTTTCATAGACTTATTTATATCGTATAAATATAATTATAATCATTAATCTATATGAATATAAATAAAAAAGAGAAGTTAATAATAACATCTGACAATAGACTAGTAAGAGTTGAAGAACAAAGATATATTATAAAAGATGGTAAATTAATCTCTCAAAAAAAATTATCTAAGGAAAATAAAGTAAAAAATGGCTAAACAATCTATTGATCTAGGAACAACTCCTAATGACGGTACGGGTAGTAATTTACGTGTAGGTGGTGACATTATTAATGATAACTTTAATCAAGTTTATACTACTTTAGGAGATGGTTCAGATTTAGCATTTGATCTAACAGGAGTTACAAACGGTCAAACTTTAGTTTACAATTCATTTTCATCAAAATTTGAAGCTGGAAATGCTGGTGGTTCATTTACGTTATCTGGAGATGGTGGATCAAATCAAACAATTTCTAGTGGAGATACTCTTACTGTTACTGGTGGTACAGGTATTTCAACAACAGGAGTTGCTACTGATACTCTTTCAATTGCTATTGATAATACAGTTGTCACTTTAACTGATTCACAAGTTTTACAAAATAAAACAATAGATACTGCAAACAACACAATCACAGTTGTTGAGGCAGACATTTCTGATTTAGGTTCTTATATAACTGCCACAAGTTCTGATGTGCTACAGAATAAAACAATTAGTGGTTCTTCAAACACACTATCTAATATTGCTAATTCAAGTTTAACAAATTCATTTATTACTATTAATGGTACATCAATTTCCTTAGGAAATAGCGGAACAATATCAGCTGGTACCGATTGGCAAACGGGAGTTGTTGCAGATGGTTCAACTGTAACTGCTGCAGCCGCTGGAGAAGGATATTTTATTGATACGACATCTTTTGCTCACACATTACAATTACCTGCGTCACCGACAATTGGTGATGAAATAAGTATCATTGATGTTGCAGGTACTTTTGATACGAATAGTTTAACAGTAGATAGAAATGGAAAGCCAATAGCTGGTGCTGCATCCAATTTAACCGTATCAGTAGAAAGAGCAGGATTTACATTGGTATTTTATGATAATACTCAAGGTTGGGTATTAAAAAATAAATAATATACAAGTATAATATAACACTATTTAACACTTATGTTGATTTAGTAACTAAGGTTATAGATGTTGTATAAATAAAATTATAATATGTTATTTAATGTACAGGAGCGTAAATGAAAAAATTATTTTGGTTAGTGGCGATGCCTCGTTCAGGCAACACACTCTTTGGTTCTTTAATGAATCAAAATCCAGACATAGGCGTGACCGCCAATTCAATCACATTAGAAGTAATGAAAGATTTGTTTTTATTAAAACAAACTGATGTCTTTCAAAACTATCCTGACGAAAAATCTTTAGACAATGTATTAGATAGTGTCTATGATAATTACTACAAAGACTGGAATTACAAGTACATTATAGATAGAGGACCTGTATCTGCACCAGGTAATCTTAAGTTAATGAAAAAACATTTTAATCAACCGATTAAGTGTATTGTACTGTTAAGAGATGTTTTAGACGTTCTAGCGTCTTATATGAAGTGGTATAAGAACAATCCTAGTTCATTTGTCAATAGATATGGTTGTAAAACAGATGATGAAAAATTAGGTATGTTAATGAATAAAGATGGCGCCATCGCAAAAGATTTAGAAGCAATTAAAAATTTACTACAACCTGAAAATAAACATATGGCTTGTTTTGTAAAATATGATGACTTGATTGCCGATCCTAGAACCCAACTAAATAAAATATATAACTTTTTAGAGATACCTTATTTTGAACATAACTTTAATAATTTATCTCAACTACAAGTAAATAATAGAAGTTATGATGATAATATTGTGGGTAATAATATGCACACAATTAGAACAAATGGAATATATAAAGAGGATAATCCATATCGTTCTATGATACCTCAGCGTATCATTGATAAGTATGGACATATAAGATTTTGATATGAATGATATAAAATTTAGCTTTATCTTTTTAGGACAATCTGTTTTGAGATATGAAGTACCACTAGAGATATTTCATACAATCAATGCTATTTACGAAGCAAACTTTAAACAACTAGCGCCAGCAAATAGACAACTTGTCGGTAAGATTGAAAACGAACACTCAATCTATTACGATGGTGAAGATACATCTAAAATGCACCGTCATAGTTTAATACCATTAAATGTACAACAATGGTTTATGAGTGTGTTTCAACATTATTTAACTTGGAATAAAATAAGAAATCCACATTGTCATTTAAATAGTATTTGGATCAATGAAATGAAACAACACGAATATAATCCTGTACACGTTCACCAAGGTACAATGTTTACTGGTTTATCTTCAGTAATGATATTAAAACTACCAAGTACCTATGGTAAAGAATATTCAGCAGAACAACAACCTCAAAATGGTAAACTACAAATACTTGGTTCAGCCTCTGGTCAATTTTCAAAAGTAGATTATCAACCAAAAATTAAAGAAAGAGATTTTTATATTTTTCCGTACGATATGCGACATTGTGTATATCCATTTAACGGAACAAACGAAGTTAGAAGAACATTAGCCGCAAACTGTGATGTTCAGTATAACCCAATTGATAACAGAGGAGCAATATAATGAGTGGAATGTATGAAAATGTAAATATGAAAGAACCAAAATGGAAGAGTTGGATAGTACAAACAACAACACCTTTATTTACACCAGATCAATGCAGACAAATTATTGAATCAGGTAGAGCACAGAAACCACAACAAGCACAAATTAGTAAGGGTAAACTAGGTGGTGGAACTGATACCAAAAAAAGAGTAACAACAATTACTTGGATACCTTTTAAAGAAATGCCACATATGTATAGAGATTTACATAACTTTATACAAGCAGCCAATGAAAATCATTTTGGATTTGGTGACATAAGAGTAACAGAAAACGCACAATTTACAGAATATCCAGAAGGTGGTTTCTATGATTGGCATATGGACTGTGATGTCACTATGGCACACGAGCCACCAGTAAGAAAAATATCAATGACATTATTACTCAATGATCCATCAGAGTTTGAAGGTGGGGATTTAGAACTAATGGCGCCAGGTAACTATGCGAAACTAAAACAAGGTCACGCTATTATATTTGCATCATTTTTAAATCATAGAGTTAATCCTGTAACTAAAGGTATGAGACAATCTTTAGTTTGTTGGTTTGGAGGTAAACCATTTAGATGATTAGAGAAGAATTTTTTCCTACCAGTGTTTTTGGTAAAGACATAAAATTAGATAATGATAAATTAGCACAAGACATAGTCAAGTGGTCTAATCAAGATCAAGGATTACAGAAAACAAATTACAAAGGTTGGCACTCTACAACCAATATGTCACAAAAACCAGAGTATCAACCTTTGGTTAACGAGCTAGTAATTATGTGTAAAGAAGTATTTGATGAAGAATGGTTGGATAAAGAACCTGTACTTGGTAATATGTGGGCTAACATAAATCCTAAAGATGGAATGAATCAACCTCACATACATCCAAACTCATTATTTTCAGGTGTGTACTATGTTAAATCAAACCCACAAGCAGGAAGATTAAAGATATATGACCCAAGACCAGGAGCACAAATAGTAATGCCTAATCGAAAACAAGGTCAACCTCCTAAGCATTTATGGAGAGATGTAAACTTCGATCCATTTCCAGGACGTATTATAATGTTTCCATCTTGGTTGTGGCATAGTGTTGAGCCTAACCAATCAGATGATATAAGGATATCAGTAAGTTTTAATTTTATACAACAAGGATTTAAATAATGAACGAAGAATTTAAACAAAAAAAATATCAAGTAATCAAAAATGCTATTCCTTATGAATTAGCAAATTTTTGTCTAAACTATCTTTTATTAAAAAGAGATGCCGCAGGATTTATGTACAAAAACAATATAATCGCTGATACTGGTATGTGGGGAACTTGGAGAGATCAACAAGTACCCAATGTGTATTCTCACTATGCTGATCCTGTTATGGAAACTTTATTAATGAAAGTATTACCTGTGATGAAACAACAAACAGGTTTAGACTTAATACCAACTTATTCATATACAAGAGTGTATGAAAGAGGTTCTATTTTAAAAAGACATAAAGATAGACCAAGTTGTGAAATATCTACAACACTTAATTTAGGTGGCGATATGTGGCCTATTTTTATTGATCCAACTGGTTCTAATAATGTTATAGATGAATATAAAAATATACACAAACCTACCGCACCAGCAGTAAATAGAGTAGATTTAGAACCTGGTGATATGTTAGTTTATAGTGGTTGTGAGTTAGAACATTGGAGAGATGAGTTTATGGGTAATATGTGTGCTCAAGTATTTCTACATTATAATCATTTAAATGGACCATTTGCTGAGAAAAATAAATTTGACGGAAGGCCATTATTAGGTGTTCCTGCGTTTGTAAAGTAGTATAAATATAACAAAGTGAGGATATTATGACTGAACAAGTAAAACAAGATAAATTAACAATTGATGGTAAAGACTATATTATAAGTGAATTACCATTAGATGTAAGAAACACAATTGTTGCTAGACAAGAAATACAACAATCTAAAGTAAGACACTTGATTGAAATAGAAAAGATTGAAGTATTGACTAATTACTATAACGAAAAGATTAAAAAGGGATTAGAAGAAAAAGATGGCAGCAACAGCGAATCTAAGGATTGATAAAGGAGCAACCTTTTCAAGCGATATAACCGTTACTGGAAGTGACGGAAATGCCTTTGATTTAACAGGTTATACTGCGAGTGCTAAACTGGCTCAAGGCTATACGAGCACTCGTACAAGAATGTCTTTTACAACCACTATCTCCGCAGATGCGACAAAGGGTGTAGTAACTCTTAAACTAACAGCAGATCAAACTAACACACTTGAAGCTCCCGCTAGATATGTCTATGATGTTGAGATATTAAAGACTTCTGATAGTACAGTCACTAGAGTTATTGAAGGAATTATTACAGTTAGTCCATCAGTTACCGTTTAATCTTTAATAAATAGTAATTATAAATATACATTATAAAAGAGAGAGAGTAATGGCTATAATTAGAGCGCAAATAAATTCTAATAATTCTTCAGGTCCTAGACAGGTTTCTGTTACAGTACCTAGCGCCGGTACTTCTTCTACTTTTAAATCGTTAAATGACGTGAATGCCACATCTTTAGAAGATGGTGCCTTAATTCAATATGACTCTGCTACAGATAAATTTATAACAAAAACAACAATAGATACTGCCACAGGAACATTAAAACTAAGCGGCGGCAACTTTTAAAGGAATTAACAAATGGCAACAATTATTCAGATAAAACGATCCTCTGGAAATAGTAAACCCTCAGCACTCGCCCAAGGAGAACTAGCGTATTCATACGGTACAGGTGGTAGTTTTGGTGAACAACTTTTTATAGGAACAGGTGTAGAAACAGACGGCGAAGCAGCCAATATAGATGTAATTGGTGGTAAGTATTTTACAGACAAATTAGATCATGCAATTGGCACACTAACAGCTTCATCGGCAATAATAACAGATTCAAATAACGCAATTGATACACTTAATGTAGGTAATTCTACAACAGTTGGTGGAACAATTAAATTTAATGAAGGAACTAATAACGGTGCTCATTTTGTTGCCTTAAAAGCACCTAACAGTGTTACTTCAGATATTACATATACTTTACCAGGTAGTTTTAGTAATGGTCAGTTTTTAACAACTGACGGTTCTGGTGTTTTAAGTTTTGCTGCTATTCCATCAGGTTCATTTATAATTGCTGCTGATAGTGGTTCAGACGATACATTTACAACTGGCGACACGTTGACATTCGCTGGTGGCACTGGTATTGATACTACTGTAAGTAATGACCAAATTTCTATTGCGATTGATAGTTCAGTTTTAACTAACTCATCAACTCATACTTTAACAAACAAAACTTTTGACGCTAATGGTACAGGTAACTCAATATCAAACATAGAAGTTGCTGATTTTGCTTCTGGTGTTTTAGATACTGATTTAGCTTCAGTATCAGCAAGTGATGATACACTTGCATCTGCGAAAGCGATTAAAGCTTACGTAGATAGTCAAGTTGCTAACCAAATGACTACCATCACAATTGCTGATGATAGTTCAACAACATCTACAATTACTGAATCAGATACATTACAATTCTTAGGTGGAAC